CGCAGACCATTCGTTAAGGAGATTAATGGAGACCATGATATCTTGTAGCGAGTCCAACTTCTTTATGAAAATTGGACGAACCGGCTGGCCAAAGAACCAGTCGGTGCCACAGGACTCACGGAACGGACCTTCATTGAAGGTCTTCGAGCTATTGCGAGTAAAACCGAGTAAGTCAAGGAGACGACAAACATTACGGAAAGCTTTGCTCTCCACAATGAGGTCATCTCCAAAACAAGCCCAGTTTGGATTCGCATCGTGTATTTCAAGACCAGATACACGATAAGCAGCTCGAATAAGACTGCTAAATATGAGAGTCTGCAACGGGAATGTAAAACCATTTCCCATCGTAGAAATCATATTTAGATGCACACTCTGACCGTCTACTCTGGTAGTAGGCGATCGCAACTTAACAAGAAGGTAATAAAACCATCTTGGAAAGAAGCGACGACACATCCGCAAGGATATGCTGTCAGATGCGGAACTAAGATCGATCGTTGCGAAACGACCAGTCTTAGAACCGTACTGTGCCAGCCGACGATTAATTGAAGGTTGGGTAGAAAGATCAAGTCGAAACTTGTCTCTCAACCTCTCTTCAATTAACGCGCCGAGCCCTAACTGAAAAAACATATTCAGGTTTGGCTCGACGCATATCATTCGGCTGCAGTCCAGCGTTTTGGGAGCAAAGGAAACTCGAGAGCCTTCGACTACTTCGGGTTCGCCCAAAGCTTGACGGCAGTTGGCAACTGCCTCATCAAACCGTGGAAACCGCATAAAATAGCCGCTGAACGCGAAGTTCAGATCAATAGAAGTCGTCGTCATTCGAGACGAGAAAAGTTTAGCATATAGGCTAAACCCACGCGCCCCTATTGACGAACCTGGCCCGACTCGTGCCTTGTCCAGTATCTGGGCAAAGTTTGAGACGAGCGGCAGGCCTTCAGGATGCAAAAAGTCATCCAGTTCTCGTTGGAATTCTCCAATGAGTTCTCGGTCTGACTCCCAGCATACATGAAGACGCCAGTCTTTGCACGTTTTATTTGATGCAAAGAACTTCTCTTTCGCAGCCTCGTCCGCTCTACTTGTATCTTTCGGACGCCATTTTTTGATGACGTTCGAGAGCAAGTACGAACTAACAAACTGCTTATAAGAAGCGTCTGGTGGAATATCCCCTAGGCCTACTGGGCCGAACGGAGTATATTCCTCTAGATCTAAAGATAAAGCAGAAAAAAGAGCATCAGGACTAAGGCCCATGGTGTTCCCTTTCCACTGTACCAGATGCAGTTCAGGACTTGTCGCCGTATATCTTATGATACCCGGCAAACAGCAGGTCATACGTACCCTTATTCTTGTCCCCCTCTCGAGGGAAAAGTTTATGGCACGTACCGGCCAGCATCCTGACGTTACGTCTGAAATCCGCATTACTGCGGACTCCATTCATAACATCATTGATGAACTGCACAAGGTGGTTGGCTCGAGTAGCAAGCACCAGATAATCTACAGAATGATTCTGTGTATTATCGATGTCTAAAGAAAAGTTATAAAACCCTCCTTTAGCCTGCTCGAGTGCTACGTAAGCTGCATCTTCCAGTTTAACGTGGACTGCATGCTCACGACCTAACGGGCTGATAGAATAAAGAATCATAAACACTCCTAACCAATGGTTAAAGAGTGAAACCGATTAGGTTCCA